AATCAGTTCTATTTCATTTTTAGCGGTGCCGTCTAGGTCAACGTAAGTACCATAATAAGCGGCAGAAGTAATTGTGAGAGCGCCATCATCATTAACCGGAGGCGTGAAAGATTGTTGCACGGCTTGGTCATCATTTTGCTGCTGACGTGCAATTGTAAAACCAAAGAGTGAAAATTTATTAGCGGCCATATTGTCCTATTTCAATTCAAAAAAACATAATGAAGGGAGCGTTAGCTCCCTCCGTAAAATAATACATATTAGTTTGTAGTACCTGTTGTTCCGCCAACAGGTACATCTTCCCAATATTGATATGCAAATGTTACTGTATATTCTTCAATAGCGTCATTTGAACCCCAATCTAAATCGATTGGAGAAAGGTCTACTGGAAATATACCAACAAAATTATATCTTTTCAATATTGAAGTGTCTTTACCATATTGTGTTACAACAGAGTTTGTTGAATAACCCAACGGAGTATTTAGACCACCCGCACGGACGTTAGAAGTATTACTGTTGATTAAATTCATCCAATTTTCTAATGAATTTCTAATTCCAAAATCTTCATCGTTAATGACTGTAATTGTCCAATCTTGGAATGTTCTATTTCCAGCAAACTTCAATTCACGACCAAAATAATTTAAAGACACAGTACCAATTGTTGAACCTGGTAACTGTGCAGCTTTTGCTAAGAACAATGCTTGTTGATTAGATGTGGCTGCATTAATAACTGATGTTGGAAACGTCAAACTTACTTCAAATAAATTTGCACGAGCTCCGTCAAATTTTATATTTGACCTAAATTGTGATACGTTGAATGCCATTTTTTTCTCCTATCGTTCTGTTATTTATTAAGCTGCAGCAACGACTGTAGTGAAATCAACACCAGTTCTAACAGCAATAAAATTCAACTGAATGAAGTTAACTGAGCGAGCAGGTTTAATATAGATATCACCAACAAATTGGTTTGAATCAATAACTTGAGGTGTATTATTTGTAGAATCACAAACTACACGGAAGTCATAGATACCACGGCGTGACTTAATGTCTTGCAAGAATGGTGTAATTAGAGAAACAAATTGATTCTGAGTATTGACATCATTGAATTCAAACAACGAATACTTAGAAGCTTGTGAAATTGTTTTTTCTAATACAATAAACAATCTACGAACATTAATTCTATCGAAAGCAGATGGTTTATTTGTTAGTGTTTTATCGCCAAACAATACAGTACCTTGACCTGGGAATGTTCCAACAGGATTTACACCTAAAGCATATAGTTGGTCACGATATGTTTTTGTTGGATTCCATGATAATTTAACAACATTCTTTAAATTACCACGATTGAAACCAGCAGGAGAATACCAAGGAGCAGTAACGGAATCTGTATATACACACAGACCAGCGATATCACCATTTAATGGCACCCAACGATACGTATTATTATACTTATCAAACATATATTTCCAACCGCAATCTGCAACAGCATAACTATTACCAGTACGATTCATGTTAGTGACCCAAGTAGAAATACTTGAAACTTCATTACCTGCATTTTGAACTACTGCTGATTGTGGAGGAGACACAAAAGCAACACAGTCTGCTCTAGAAGATGCAATGTCAATAATTTTACCTTGAGATGCGTAACCTAATGATCCTGTAATAATCAAAGAAACATCTACTTCATCTTTATTAGCAAAATAACTATAAGCAGTTAGAACATCAGCATCAGTTGGAGTATCATCAACACCACCAACGAATGTAGATGTAACAATATTATTGCTAGCAGGAGTAGAAATATTATTAAATGTTCTATTCGCTAAAGATTGACCCCATGTACCACTAGTATTTGCGTAGTCTACTGGATCAACAGCGTAAATGTATTTTGAATTTTTGAAAATATAATTTTTGTAATAGTTTGAATTACCTAAAGAATCTTTAGCATCAGAACCTTTTGACAAATAAGGGAAAACTTCTAATACAGTATTTGCTACACCAGAAATTAAACCTCCTGTATCCATAACAATAATATGAATTTCATCATTCGCACCGTTAACTGAAGCAGCTTGTGTTGAAGTTGCAGGTACCGATGGGAAATAAGAAGATACACCAATACCATTAATATTCCAAGCTGCAAATTGTGATGCGTTTGCACCAGCATCGATAGCAGAAACAGTAATTGAATTTCCTAAACTACCAGCATAACGTGCCATAAATGGACCAAAAAGGTTACCGTTAGTTAAGTTATTCAAATAAGACCATTCAAATTGATCCTCATTTGTAACAGCTGTGTTAGGTGCAGATGTGTTGGAATCCGCATTTTTGTGGTTTGTACCTAAAGTACGAACAACTTGAAGGTTATTGCCGTATGCTAAGAACGAAGCAGCGGTAAAAAATGAACTTGAAGTGTTGGTATCAGGTTTATAAAAGCTAGATACTAATACATTTTCACTTGAAACTGTAATTCTTTTATTTGCTGGACCCCATCTAAAAGCTCCTGCAAAAGCACCGGTTGTAGTAAGTACTGAAGGAACAACCGTTGTTAAATCGGTTTCAGATACGGCTACACCTGGAGAGATTTGAAATGCCATTTGGATTCTCCTTAAATTATTATGTTAGTGGCAGTTATAATACCATTACAATATTTATCAAAGGCCATATTTAGAGATTCCTTATCATATCTCTAACAAAACCTGCATATGTTTCACCTGAATCAGCTTTTTCCCAAACATCACCATCGGTAATCTCAAATTTATGTTCTAATCCATCTTCAATGATTGGTGCCGGCAAAACTTCTTCATCTAGCTGATTTAAATTTTCTAATTGAATCTGTTTTCTTACATCATGGTTTACAATTTCTCTAAAGTATTTTTGAGTAGTTGCCCACGCAAACATCACTAAACCCATAACCATGTCATCATTTGCATCAGATTCAGCCGCAAATGAGTTTTTGCTTGCTACAAAAGTTGTTAATTCTGATATGGTATCAAAATCATTAATGATTAATTTATTCGTTTCAAGTAAAGTTTTGAGATTAGAACAACCAATCCTTTTTACTTGAGGTGACATTTTAAGGCCTAATTGAACTCCTCTGGCAAAACCACCTGATAATTGTTGTGGTTTTTTATTACCTGTAAATACTTTCCACACATTTTCATATTCTAAATCATGGTGGAGAATGTCTGCGACTTGTGGTGTGTTATTTATTTCGACTAAAATATAAGCATCGTTGTACATTCTGGCTACATTGTGTATGACTGTAGGCAATAGAATAGGAGATATAGAAGAACTTTTATACGTTGCTACTTGCTCATATGGCATTGTAGAGATATCAATAACAGAAAATGCAGAACAGTCTAAATTTTTACCTTCTGAAACGTCTACCCAAACAGCATACAAATGGTCTTTAATCTTTTCACCATCTCCTTTGATTGGAGTTTTATATATTTTTACTTTATCATGTTCAGCAATGGGCTCTTGATATGCCAATTGTTGTAATTTTTGTGCTGAAACTAAAGTATTGGAGGAACCTAAAAATTCTGTTTCAAACTCTTGTCTAAACTGGTGCTCAGATGTATTTCGTATTGTTTCTTCTTTCCAATCTTCGTCACGGCCTGGAACTTGTGACCAATGAATCTCAAATGGAACATAATTGTTTCTTTTATTGACCGCATCATTCCATATCTTATAAAACAAATTCATGCCGTTTGGCGTAGATACAATCAAAATCTTTGTTTTAGTACCAGCGGTAATCACAGGATAAACTGAGGTAAAGAAGTCATAGGCTATATTGGATGGTACGAAAGCAAACTCATCCAAGAACACAATGTTAAACGAACCAGAACGAGCCGCTGAAGATGATGTTGAGTCAGCAATAATAACCGATTTATTCTCTAATTCAATACGACCTTTATTCCATTCTAATACGCCTTGTTGGAGCCACATAGGAAGATTTTCGTAGGCCAATTGTAACTTAGAAAGAATCTTACGAGCAGTATCACCACGGTTGGCAAGAACTGCAATGGTTTGAGCATCTTGGAATAATACAGTCCAAAGAAGATATGCAATAGCTGTGGTAGTTTTACCAACTTGACGAGGACATTTAGTAATAACAAAACGATGTTCGTGAAATGTCCTTATCATGTCCTCTTGGAAATCATACATGGTGAAAGGTACAACACCTTCATCTAGTGTAATAATTTTAATGTATTTTGTGAAATAGACAGGATCACGGGAACATTTGACATATTCTTCCGCTTGCTCTTGAGTATAATTTATTGTTACATCAACCCGTTTGAGTAGCGGATTGTCACGATAACTTTCTTTATTTTTTGTTGCCATCTTTTAGTAGTTTTGCCAATTCAGCGGTTGTACCAACGAATATTGCTTTGTCAATATTAGTATTATTAACTTCTTTCTTTGCATCCATATCACGCATTTCTTTTTGGATTTTAAGAAGTCTATCGTTAGCTTCAGTCATATTCTTTAATAATGTAGCATACACTTCAAAGGCTCTTGGGTGTTGGCCTGCTTTAGCAATCTCTAAAATCTCATGCATTGCTTCTTGGCCTTGGTCAAGTATTCCTTGAAGATTTTCTTTTGACTGTTGATACGCATCAATCAAATCTTCTTCAATGTCTGGTTTTTTGTAGTGAGTTGGTAAAATTTGTTTTTTTGGTTCTGGTTCGCCAATTGGATTTACATCAAAAACATTACTAAGAGATTTATCAAGGTTGTTCATAATTTAATATCCAAATCTTGCCTTATATGTTGCGTGTAATGATTGAATGTTTGCTAGAGTTAATACTCCATTATACACTTTAACAAATCCAATATTACCTGTTTGAACTTCGGTCCCAGCTGCACGACTGAATAATCTTAATTGGTTAAATCCACCACCAGATGCATTTGTGGCTGTATAGGCAGCAGATACTGGTGCTGTACTTGTCGCAGTATACAAACTACCGGTACTTGTTGAAGTATTCCATGTAGCAAAATCTAAATGCCAAACTGTATCGGTACCAGATGACGGCAAATTAACAGCGTAGTTTGGATAAAAAGTATTTACGAATCCGTTATAACCTCCCATTAACCAATCTTTACTTGCTTCACTTTGCGTATTCAATAATCTGCCTGCCGAAGTTGCTGATAGTTTGTATGCCATGAATACTGTATAACTTTGTCCTGTAACATAATTTGGACCACCGTAGATATAATCTGTACCTGTATTATTTGATTTAGCAAATGTTCCGCCATTGGCACTATTCCAAGTTAAAGATGAACCAGCATTTGATGTTAATGTGTAAGTTCCTGTTGCATCTTTTGATACGCCACTAGTTGGCACAGCAGAAAAGTTAGCAGCATCTAAATCATAAATCAACGTTGCTGATAAACTGCTAACAACTAACGGGTTAACATTACCGGCTGCAAAAGCCATCATGCCACTCATTATGCTACTCCTGTACCGTTAACAAACCATGTATTTGCCGAAACTCTAATTAGTGTAGCCATACCATAAGTAGTAACATTTCGTGAAGCACTTGTTGTATTACCGGCAAGATATAAACTTACACCAGTATTAGGAGTAATAGTTACGTTTGCACCTGATGTTGTTTGTGATACAATCATAACAGTTGCACCATTTTGGAATACTACTTGTCCTGCGTTAGGAATATACAATATTGTATTAGATGATTGAGTATAGTAAATGTGTTTGCCTGAATCTGACAATTGTAATGCATAGGTTGCTGTTTGAGCATTTTGTGGAACAGTTTGAGCTGCAGCATTAATAGCAACAGAATTTGGTGAATACGTTAATTCATTTGTTGTTGGATTATAAAAAATAAAATTAGTAATATTAGCACTATCAGTTCGAACTGGATTAATGTATAGTCCAGAATTAACAGGGTTTAATGCGTTTGTGTTAGCATTGATGGCAATACTATTTGCAACTTGACTAGTTTGACCTGCTAAATTACCAATAGCTACTGAGTATTGTCCTTGGTTCAACGCACCAGCTTGATTACCGATAGCAACGGCTTGTGTACCTTGGCCAGATTGACCAGCTTGATAACCGTAAGATACACCAAATGTACCAGCAGAACTTAAATAACCAATACTTGGATTTGTTGTATTTGCAGTTAGAACTTTATCGCCATATGAGTAGATAGCACTTGCATATGTATTGCCTTTAATACCTACGCCACCTAAAACAGTCAATGCACCAGTAGTATTTGAAGTTGATGCAGTTACATTTGATATTGCAATAGAATCAGTTGTGTTAACTTGTGTTGCACTAATTGTTGTTCCAGTTACAACTAAATTGCCAGAAACAAAGACATTACCTGAAACTCCAAGGTTTGTTAAGTTGGCGGTAGTATTTGAACCAACCATTGGATAACCACCGGCAGTTAAACCGTCATGTACAGTTAGTGTAAATTTTGTGGTGTCCACAATAATCTCACCATTAGCACCTGTGATAGAAGCTAATGCTGTTGTTGGATATCTTTTAAATTGTAGCGTCTTTGACATTTTTTAAAACCTCTAAGTTAAGTAGATGGATATACTGTACCTATATTTGGTGTTTCTTGTACACTGGTACTATATGTATAAGAGTTTGCAGTTCCTAATTCTGTTAATAAATCTTCTGTTGTTGTTTCTAATGTTAAATCTTCTGTTCCAGCTTCACCATATAAATCTTCACTAGTATTTGGAGTAACAACAATCTGTACTAAATTCACTGGCTGAACTTGATAAGACGTAAACAAATAGTTAGCATTTGTTTTTGAACCTATAATTGGTTGTGAAGAAACAAAATTACCGTTAATATTTGTTAGTGTTAATTTATTATTTATTTGTGACCAACTTACTACTTTGGCTGATGCTGTTGATAGTGATAATGATGCACCTTGATAAACAATTTCTCCATCTTGATATTTACCAGCTCCTGTATTTGCCATATTAAAATTAATAATATCAGTTTTAGTAATACCATTTAAAATGTTTGTAATAGAAGTTGTAATAAGTTTTGGTGTGCTTGTTGTACCAAATATAAATCCTTTAACTGTAAAATCTAAAGTCCAAATAATAGTTCTTGTATCAGAATCTCTTGGACCTTCATACGTAATATCAAAGTTTGTTGTATTTAATACAATAGGTATTTCTTTAATTATTCCTAATTCTGGTATTAAATTAATTTTAATCGTATAATCAGGAGCAAAATAAGGTAATATATGCTCAATGATTTGATGAGCATCTTCTATGTTTCTTGTGTAGAGATGTAAAGAATAATCAAAATTATATGGTACTGGATTATATTGGGCTAAAGCCCCTGCACCAGTATTATAAGCATTTTTATTATTTGTAATTTGTTTTCTTGACGCATCATAACTCATACCAGTCATTTCATATGAAAGTCTTGGTAAAGTCATTTGAACTTTTTTGTCTAAGTTATAATCACCTTCAATACGCTGAACATATAGTTCTTTTGGTGCATAAGCAATAGGAACAATAAATCTTTCTGCTTCAGTTAAATCCGGATTGTAACGAACCAAAGAAATTTTGCTAAACAAGTCACCAAATCCTACCGTGAGTTTACGAATGATATGGTTGTATGTTGACATTATATACTTCCAAATGGGTTAATTTCTGATGAATCAACAATTGTAGAGAATGAATTTGCAATATATTCATTATCATAATTTTCTTTATTAGACGGATTTGCTAGTGGATCAAATGAACCTAAGTTATAATGAGCACCACTTACTTGTCCGTAAATAATATAATTATCTAGGAATTCGCCGGCAATATTTGTTACAGATAATGTATTAGAAGATGGTATCCAAGATTGTACGATAGCTACTGTATTTGCATTAGCATATGTGGCATCATTAGATTGAAATACGATTTCTCCAATATTGTATGTTCCAGTTCCTGCACCTGTATTAAGATGTAACGTATAGGCTGAATCTGTAACAACTGAATCGATTTCTGTTGTACCTGTATTGATAATTTCTTGTGAATACTTGAATTTTTCCAATTCTAACTCATAGAAGTATGGTACTTTTCTACCTAGCATAAAGAAATCTTTTGTCTGGTTTGTAAATTTAATCTCAAACAATTCACCAGTACCGTTCAAAAAAGGTATATAAATTAAATCGCCTTCCATTGGTCTTGTATAAGTAATTTGTGGTACTCTTTGTGAGAATGTTCTTTTTGAAATGACTACTTGAACGGTGTTTTTAATTTCCAAACCAAACTTAGAAAAGAATTCTCTTTCGCCACCGTACTCTAATGAGTTTGATAAGTATAACTCAATCGGATAAGATGATTTAAATTTTTTTACTGGATCTTCACCGTATAATAAATCACGAGCGGCTACATTATCATTTGGAATGTAGAATGATTCAAAACCCATTATTCTAATGGATTCTACAATGAGGTCCTCAATTACACGTTGTTCTGGTAATGAACCATAGTTATTAAAGTAGTGGTTAACTGGCATATTAGTTCATAAAAAATTCTAACGGCGCACCATAATTCATTTCCATTTCTTTTTCTAATCTTTCAATTTCATCTGTAGCTTCTTTTTGAATAGTTTTGCCATCTAAAGTAACACCACCTGGTAATTGCAAATTAGCAAATTTAGAAAGGTTATTACCCCAACTTCTTTTAATGAGTTGTGTGGCATATTCTTTTAGCCAACGGTCGTTATATACGTGGTTATAAACACTTGGATTAATAGCTGCATATGCTTCGGCAATTACAGTAGTACCAACTGGTGCTTCTTGTGGACCCCAAGCCCAATCAATATAAAGTCTTTGCATATGTCTTTGGAATCGAATAGGAACTTCTCCAGTAAACATCAACTCTAATGAACGTAAGTGTTGTTGTGTAAGAGTATAATTAATGTATGACGCTGAGGTGAAGTCGTACAACTCATTTAAGCGTAATTGATATCTTAAATCAAACATATTGACACTAGACTGAGAGTCGGATACTGGAAATATGCGAGTAACACCAACAATTTCCATTGGATTACCATCAGCGTCTGTCGAATTGCTTAAATCTAAGTATCTTTGGTCAATATCGGATTGTTGCAAACCTTTGATATAATAAACTTTTTGTAGTCCATCAAAATGGTAGTCTTGCCAATATTGTAAGGCATCATCAATACGGTCTTCCACTTGGTCATCATCTACGTTGATTTCGATGACAGGAAAGCCTAATCGTCTAAGACAATATGTTTTGAAATCGTTTCGATTGGTGATTGTGGCCATTAAATCCTCCTATATGAGAGGTATTTATATCTATGATATTATAAAGGAATAATATTATAATGTCTTTCTTGCTGCCCAATAAGCAGCGTTTAATATAAGCCTATTTAATCCGTTTGTGGTGGTATCTGAACCATTAGAAAAAGTATAACCAGTACTGATATCTACACGCCTAGGTTGTAATGCCGTGATTGTTGAACCACTTCCATAATCTTTTTGCACAAAGTTTGGAATAGTATTAGGGAAATATACACCAGGAACTGTTGAACCGAAAGATGATTGAGCTACTGAATTAGTAAGCCCATTTATACCTTGGCTCATTAAACCTTGATTATTAACGCTAGTTACTCCATATAATATGGAATTTGTTCCTGTTGGATCTGTTACTGTTTCATTATAATTAGCAAAAGTATAACTTGTTGCCGGAGAAATTCGCCAATACGTGCCGCCGGTAGTACCAGTAACACCAGAACTATTAACTAATGACAAATTATTCCATAAGAAATTATAACCACTCGCAGCAAGAGCGAATAAAACAACTCCTTTACCCGCCAAAAGAAAATTATTGATTGTATTGTAAGTATTTGTACCAGGAGGGTTAAGAGACTCATAAAATATTACATCAGCGCTACTCGCAGCATAAGTTAAACCTATATCACCACCAGTAGTAACGTCAGTAATTGTCAATGTAGGATATCCTAATGTAGTATTAATAGTTCTTAAGCTAGCTAATAAACCAGAACTATTTGGATATAGTGAATCTCCGCCAATAAACAATACTGTAATTGAAGAAGTTGGAACATTAGTTAAACTACCACCGCCGCCTGCTGAAGCTATTGCACCACGATTAACTGTAAACAAATGCTCATTAATTGAGTTGATTCTAGGCATGATTATGCAAACGAACTAAGCAAACCTAATACAGTATAAGCGCTAGGATTTGTACAGATAATTGTGAAATTAATTAAATCTGTCTTATTGTTTGAACCACTTGGAACTGTACCACCAGACCATTTAATTTGATTATTAGCGCCGTTGATTGTCAAAACTGTAGGAATATATGGAACATTTCCTTGTATATTGATAATACTTGTACTAATAATTTCTCCTGCCGTTAAAGCAACATTAACAAAATTAGCTGTGATGTTTGATGTAAGTCCACTAACAACAAATATGGTAGACTTATTAAAATCAAAAACTACGGAATTTGTATTAATATTAACGGTTGCAGTTGTATAATTTTCAATGAGTCCACCTAAAGACAATAAGTTTAAACTAGGATTATAAGTTAATCCAGTAAAAGCATATTGACTGCTGGTTAAACCAGCAGATATAGGTTGTCCAGTTAAATAAAAGGTGCCATTGTCCGTAGACGCCGGCAACACTTGTATTTTTGCAGTCGTAATAGACATAGCAATCCTTTACGCTTGAGCTTCGTTCCAGGAGTAACGTGCAAGAACACTTCGGGATGCAGTATCAATATTCTGCACACTAAACGTTAATACGTCAGGACCATCTGGATAAATGTTTGTGGCCGCATTTGCAGAACCACCAGAAAGAATACTAGAACCAATTGCAAGTAACTGTGTTAAATCTTGCTGAGTCGTTGCGTATACACCTTGTGCAGAGTTTAAGAAGAATCCAAAAACTGGTTCACCAGTATTTGCGGCTACTGTTGTACCTGATGTGTGGAAAATATATTGTGTCAAACTTGAACCACCAACTGATGCCCATTGTTCTGCCGTATTAGATGTTCTACCATTTAAAGTACAAGTAACTAAGAAAGAACCGTTAGCGTATAAGTCCATTTCAAATGGTAAATGTTGCATACGATTAATAATTTCACGAACACCTAAACGAGAATCGCCTATACCATTTGATGCAGTAGGAGCAATACGGAAACTCATTAATGCTTGTGAGTTATTTTGTGCAACAGCAAGTGGTGTAGTCATACCTTTTGTGAAAATGAATGATTTATCTGGAGTAAAACCACCATCCATAATAGCAGAAGTACCCCAATGGTTAACTTCGGGACTAAACATTGGTGCATGTAATTCTACAGAAGTTTGTGCTGTAGGTGTGTATATAAATTGTTGTGCTGTATTACTCATTGGGGCAAACAAATAAGTTCCTGGTGAATAAGTTCCTAATGCAGCTTGATTGAGTGTAATGTTTGTATTTGCAATAAAATTCTGTACATATGTTGATGGAGCAATACCAGGACCAAATACTAATTGTCCTATTTGAACACCAACAGATGATTGTCCAGATGCTAAAGCTAATATATTATTACCTGTTACTGAGTTACAAGTGATTGCAGTATTACCTGCTTGAGCTCTAGTTAAGTTAGTAAATGAATTACCTGCTATACCACTATAGTTAACATATTCTGTATTAGCATAACCTAAACCGCCTGTATTAGCATTTCTAAGCAATAATGTTCCTGACGTAGGAAAGTTTGATGTAGTACCCACGTTAATAACGGTATCTGTTGCTTGTAAGTTTGTACCAATACCTGAGGCGCCACCAGACATGAACGTTGTTCTAGTGAATGTGTTAGTCTCATAACGGCCAGGCAAGTTACCTGAACGCATATAAGCAAGATAGTTAACGTTATTATTAATAATCTTATGACAGTACACTACGTTACCATCAGAAGCACGAACACCATAACGAATAAAACCAGCACCATACCATGAATAGTCGATATAGAACATTTGCATTTTGGTTAAATCAATAGTATAACCTGATGGTCCTGTACCGTCTAAACGGTCAATATTAAATGAAGATTGTGGAATACGTGTATCAACTGTTCTACTAACTACTGCGTTATTTGACGATACGCCACGATATGCAGGTTGAATGTGAATAGATTGGTCTGATAGAATAGAATGTACACGATAAGACATACCTTTAATAACAATAAAGTCATTTGGTACTAATTGTTTACTAAAATATGTTGGATATAATGTTGAAGATGTTACAACACTTGAATTGGAAGTTACTATTGCTTGACCGGAAAGTTGATAAACAGAAGAACGTCTAACAACACTTAAGACTTGACCGTCATATTCCCAAAACATACCATTTTGTGAATCAAAAATACCAATACGGTTGATTGCGTTGTACCATGAACTAACTGATCCTACATAATTTCCTGTAGCAACTGATGCTGATGGTGTTGATAACGCTACATATTGAAATTGATAAGGGTTTAATACGTTAGTTACGGTGAATGTTCCGTTATAAGCAGTTTCATTACAACCACCAATTAATACGGTCACAGTTGAAGCATAAATGTTGTGTGGATCTTTGGTTGTTACTGTAACTAAATTACCAGATGAAGTAATAGCATCAAGGTTCATCTGTGACTTTAATGTAGAACCTGTGGACATTTGAATACCTTTACCAGATTGGTAACGGAAATATCTACGAGTTTGACGAATATATTGTTGATTTGGTGAAGCCGCATTAGTAGCAAAACGAACACCACCATCAAAAGAACGGTGTACAGCAAATCCCATAGGTCTTGCATATAAAGATGCATTTGTTACAGCAAGAGAGCCAGCAGTTTGTGGTGTAAAAACTCCTGTTGTATTAAACTGAAATATATTGTTTGATACGACTGTACAAACTTGCCAAGAACCGTTAGCAGTACCAGCGCCAGTTAAGGCAATTTCATTTCCTACAGAGAGGCCGTGACTGTTTGCAGTTTGTATTGTTACAACGTTACCAGAAACAGTTCCGCCAACCAAAGTAATTGCAGCATTAGAAAATATTTGACCTTGATAAGCAATTGTTACACCTGGATTAAATATTGAACCTGTAGTATTTGTAAAGAAATATTTACCAGTATATGTAAATGTGTTTGCAGCTCCAGAAGCATTTGAATTGGTTGGATTATTATTTGCATCAACAATATAAAGTCCGTCAGCACCAGAATATAAACTATCTACAACTGTAATTGGTCTACCAATTGCAGGAGGAGTAAAACCTGTTGTATTACCAGTATATATTCTAGAACCATTGGTTGCTTGAATATCAATTAGACCTACGTTACCTGTAGCAGTGTCATAGTAAGCATAAGGACGATTATTTAACAACGCCAATTGTTCCCATTTGGTTGTTTGAATAGAATATTCGTAGTCGGTATCAATTAAAGATTGTGGAGTGGACACACGAAGTTTATTGATTGGATCCAAATATGATTCGGACGGAGCAATTTTCTCATCATATTCATCAATAACAATAGATAATTTATCAGTAGCAGATAAACCAGTAGTATTATAGTTTAATGTGATTGTTGTGGTTGTTTGTGAACCGTCAGCTGAAGGAGTAATCACATATGAAGTTGTTGTTAAATTTGGATCTGAAAAGTTAAAAATTACTTGATTTGTTGTAACATCAGTAATTAAGACTAAACGCTCTTTAGGAATTGGTCTAGGAATAACAATTGTTCTTGTCGATGGCGTAAAGGTATAGTACGTATCAAGTATGGTTTTGCGTGCCATTTTATCTCCGATTAATTAATATGGTTTCGTTATTTATTTAGTATCCCATTACAATGTCTAATGGTTTAAAAGGATACGTTTTTATTGTTGCAGGAATAGAACCTGGGGTAGCTCTCATTAAAATTTGTGAACCTGTTGGAGGGCACTCAGCAAATTTAATATACCCATTGGACGTCACATTACCTGAAAGGTCAATACAATAACCTTTTGATGCTGATATGATATTTGCTAACCAAACTGTATCGTATTTGTAATCAAATGCTGGTTGTAAAATACCATTAATTGTTACTGTTAAATTGAAAGGACTTGGAATATTAGCCGTTGCATTATTATATTTTAGTGGGAAAGTATTCGTAAAACCATCACTTTTATAAGAAATATCATCTAAGTCATATATGTCTGTAAAATATAATGGTTGATTACTACCAATTTTAACCGAGCTGGTTACGATATTACCAGTGATGTTACCGGTAATTGAGATTGACTTAAATGATGCATTGGTATTAGCGTCAATAACTTGAACGTCATTGATTGATAAACCATTTCTTACTTGGAAATTAGCTCTTGTGGACAAGGTTCATTCTCCCCTTGGTTAAATTGTGTATGGTCTATTTATAATTTACCCCATTTAATCTTATTCCATACTCTTTCGTGAATCCAAAACAGAAATACTTTAGTCATTATCTCAGTAAAAGCAATACCAGAAGCTAATAGTATCTCTCCAGTTACAAGCCAAGACACCAAAAAGGTGTCTATGGTACCCGTAACTCTCCAAGATACTGCTTTGGCTAAACTTCTAACCGATGAATCATTCAATTCCAAGGCTCTTTCTAATCTTTGTGGCTGAAATTGAAGTTATAGATGGTTCAAATTCTTCTTTTTCAATCTTATAACCAACATCTCTACCATAAGTAATATTGACAATATTTGGTACGACTTGTATTTCATATTGGCCTTGATACAATGGATCCAAATCACGTTTAATAAATGATTTAACTTGCTCAATTGCAAAAGGATTAGAACCTTGCCATCCTTGACAGTCACGAATTTGAATGACTACTTGACCTGTCTTAGCAATAGCACGTTCAAATAATGCACGATGGCCTTCATGCCATGGTTGCCAACGACCTAGCATTTGAACTGTTTCTTTTTGCCAATTAAATACAGGACGTCTACGCTTATTGATGATATGTTCACCAATAAAAGCTGCCCACTTCTCTGCGTTTTGCTCTGTTACTCTAAAGTCATAAACTTCTGGAGGAATAAAAGCTTTATTGGTATCTTCAAATCGACCTTTATCAATAGTGTCGACCCAAATAGTCCAATCTGCTTTGAAGTTATTTCTCATTTCAACCAAGGGCGCCACAAAGTCACAAATAACATAATCATTAAGAGATTCAAAAGCAAGTTGTGCCATTCTTAATGACTGGCGAATACGACCTTCTTTGGAAAAGTCCCAATCATTAAACTTTTTGCGAACTTCATCAGCGTTAATCCAATTTACAGTTGACCAAATAGGCATCATTTCAGAATATCTAACTGCACTTTCTTCCAAATACTCTTTTAATGCTTTAGCTAAAAAAGTTTTGCCTGCGCCTGGCAGACCCATAATCAGAATTTTTTCCATAATTATTGTACTGTAGTGTCTGTTGGTTTATCTAATGCTTGCATTTGCTCAACAGCTTGTGAACGAATAATATAATATAATGGACCAGCGGCATTAATTTTTTGTTCACCTAGTATATCTAATAATTTATTGATATTTTCTAAAGACATTTGAAATGTCAAAATTATTGGTTCTGGTGCTGGGGTTTCTTTTCCTGTTTCAATTGTTATTTCTTCTTCTTTATTTTCAATATTGGACATCTTTTTCTCCTGTTAAATTTAATTACTTCTTATATATTAATTTACCTATGTCAGGTAAATATAGATATTTCATTTCAGATTTACTCAATGTATCGATAGCATCTAATACTGTTTCTACTAATGGATCTCCTGCCAAATTAAAGCTAGTGTTAAACAAAATAGGAACATTTGTTTCTTTGTGGAATGATTTAATCAAATTGTAATAGTTTTTGTTTTGTTCTTCTGTTACAGTTTGTATACGACAAGTACCATCAACGTGAGTAATAGAAGGAATAATTTCTTTCTTTTCTGGTAGTACATCAACGGCATACATCATAAAAGGAGATTCATCTAAACCTGCCATATCAAACCATTCATTTGCATATTCTTTTAATGTAGAACCTGCAAAAGGTCTAAACCATTCACGTCCTTTTACTTTGTTTACCTTGTCTTTACCGTCAAGGACTCTAGGATCAAATAGAATGGAACGATTTCCTAACGCTCGTGGACCACCTTCGGCTGCACCACTAAAGAAACAAACAATTTTTTCATTTGTTAAAAGGTCTACAATATCTTTATCTGTGGCATCTTTGATATTTAATTTTGGTAATTCTTTTAATATGGTATCAATGTCAGAATATTCTGGTAAAGAAGAAAGATATAAGTCATTTAATTTTTTTGGTACCATATTACCAGAATAAACTTGCCATGCCCACAATGCTAATCCTAATGCGGTACCGCCATCATGAGATAATGGATCAATATAAAAGTTTAATTCAGGAAAAGTTTTCTTGTAATAATAATTAGCAACACAATTTAATCCAAAACCACCGGAGATAACAATATTGGTTTCACCTGTATCATCTACAGCTTTTTGGATTAGATTAGCAACTAATTGTTGTGTTTCTTGTTGTACTTTCCATGCAAGATTTTTTTGTTTATCTTCGACCATCGTTTCGTCACGTTGCCATTCGTTGACATCACCATGACGAATTAAATATGGAAAACGAAACTCATCAATAAAAGCGCCAGCAGGATATTGTGGTTTCAATAAGTTTTTATTTCCTTTACCTTGTACAAAGATAGGAGGAATATTATTATCTTCTTTGCCGTAAGGCGCTAAACCCATTGTTTTGCCAGCTTCAATGAAGTGAAAGCCAAGATAATTGGTTACTGCTTCATATGCTTTAGTAATAGTAACAGTATCATCAAATTCTTTAACTCCATTATTATAGGTGATAGAATTATTCTCAGCATAACGTTTGTAAACAGGAACAATTTCTGCCGGATAATTACACAGAAAAATAGATTCCGTCTCAAACCCACCAGTAATTGGTGCATCAGGATCTTGACTCATTGGTTCTGTATGGTACGAACCTGCACCATCAACAATCACCGCTGCAGCAGATTTGAATCCTGAATTAAAGAAAGCATTAGCGGCATGTCCTAAATGATGTCGAGAACCCATTTTATTAATTTTAACATTAGGATTAAATTTACGAACCAATGCAGAATAAGGATCTTCTCCAGTCCATGGTAATTGTGCTAAATCATCTGTTGTACCACCAATAACAAACTCATCAATTTTAAAATTTGTTAATACATGTAACATTGATTTATAAGGATTTGCATCATACTTCATGTGAGAAAATCTTTCTTCTTCACCATAAAATATAATTTCTCCATCAGAAACTAATGCTGTAGAACCATTATGACCAGGATTAATTGCTAAAATATTATATGCCATTATTTTACTTTCAAATCAATATCAGCAACAATCTTCTTAAAGATATCGTTGATTTCGTTTTCTTCAAAGTCCATTAATTTATCATTAATACGATTAGCTAACATATTATCTAATATACCAGATGCACGAATTGGTGCAAACTTTTTGACGCCTGGTTTTTCAATAATTTGGAAATAATCTGGATAAGAAGTGTTTTTTGGGAATGTAGAACCAAAGATTACTGTGCCTGGCGTACCAACTGCTCGAGCCATATGTTGACCAACAGAATCTACACCAACAAAGTAATCAGCTTCTTTGATGAGTGAACCCCATTGTCTTAATTCACAATTGTAGTTTACAGCAAATGTGTCTTGTGCTAATACAAATTGAGGTTCACCAAAGAAAATCAAATTATATTTAAGTGAAAGTTTTTTAGCTAAGGACAAATATGCTTCAGAACTCAATGAACGAGATTCTTCATCACCTACTTTTATAACTTTTTCATCTTGAGTTTTTTCCATTGGTTGAGCGCCACGACCAAATGGTTGTATAATGACTGTTTTACTTTTCTTTTGTTTATCTTTGAGTTCTTTAATCGTGTTTAAAGAAACAGATGTTTCTGCTTTATTAAAGACTAATGATGGTATACCTAAATCAGAATGGTCTGTAGTTTTATTAATCTCTCTATCAAATCCTTCTACTAAAGAAACTTCTTGTCTAAAGTAGGCAGGATTACGATACGGTTCAGGAGTAATAATAATATCTGCTTTAGATATTACGTTTTCAAATACACCTTTAGTATCAGGATTATATGTCCTATCTTGTAATTCAGGAATACCCCAATAAAGATTATCCCAAGCAGTAATGATAACTGACCATTCTGTATTAGGATTTAACCTATTGTATTTGAGAAAAGCGGGAATAGCAGCAATTGCTCTACCTGCACCACCATCAATCCAAAAAACTGTATTCATATATCATCCTTATCATTTATGCCAAAAATCTAACTTCATATCATTATAATATTGAGTTAATTGTTTACCGATAATTTGCTCTGGTGGCTTAGATGTTTTCTTTACCACAGGCCTAATATCGTGTAGTCCTTTAATACCATGGAATTCATCATTTTCTTCCATTGGTTTCAAATTATTTATATCATATTCAAAACGCTCTATTTCAAGATAATCTTCTACTTGTTTCATTATCTCACGTGGATTAGCCACAATATCTTCATACTCAATGATGAACATATTTTGTTTATTGAAGTTGTAACCACTCTTAAACGATTGCCAAGATTGACCAACAACCCCTGAATTCCAAAGTAATCTACAACGATTTGTGTTGTTGATTATAAAACCAGATTCTTTTAATTGCTCGTCAATAAAAGTGTTTGGATCCTTGTTGGCTAAGGTAATAAATGAGGCTAGTATATCAGGAATATTCCGAACTGTACATAGCATTTTTGGTTGTTTACCAAGCAATTCGGTAAGCAGTTTACCATTTTTTGCCCAACCACGATTCTTATCAATCACCATTGGTTTATCAATATGTTCATGAGCTGCACGTATCATAGCGGCAACCATGTTAGCTCGTTGCTTTTCGTTTTTATCTTCTTTGAGGTGTAATGTTTGCGGTTCCCAATTTTGGTAGAAGTTGAGAACCATTCCCAAAACTGGTGATGTGGTAGTAGCATACAGTTTTGGGTGCTGATTTAGCAAAGAAGTAAGAATGGTAGAACCTGACCTTGGTAGACCAGATAGCATGACTAATTCATGTGACATAATTTATCCAAACAAAAACATTATATATTACTTATAATAGATTTAAATCAATGCAATATTTGCTACATTAGGGTTTGTTGTGTTTCTTACTAAGTTAATATAGGTTTGAGCAGTTGCCATTCCGGTATAAAAATAACTCATATCATAAGAAGTTGGTGTATGGTTGACAACTATATCTTGTGATAAAAAATTTACCAAATTATTATGTTGAATTTCAATAACAGTTAAATCTTCTAAAGAAACATTAGCAGTTGTAAAAATATTATTAGGATTAGTTTTATCATTAATTAACCACACACAGGACTCAACTGTCTTTAAAAAATTAATTGCTTCTAATTGTTGTAAATCAATATCTGACATTTTAAATCCTTATTGTAATTACTTATTTATGACTGCTTCCAAAGCAGACACTCTTTCTTTTAGACTATCGTTTTCAGCTGCAAGTTCTTGAATCGCTTTAACAATCAAAGGTAACATTTTGCCTGGAGTAGCTTCAAGTCTTGAACGGTCATCATTACTAATAACAAGTCCGTCTAACCAGTCTTTGATTGAACTATTGTTAGCAACAGTTTCTAATTCTTGAGCAATAAAACCAGCCTCTTTTTG